TCCGTACGGCAACGTGAAGAGCCTGGCGGTGACTGAGTTTGTCCGGCGGGACATGGCCAACTTTAGCGTCGAGGACATTCACCGAAGCATCCCGCACATGATGGATGGCCTCAAGCCGAGTCAGCGCAAGGTGATTTACGCCAGCCTCAAACGAGGTCTGACGTCAGACATGAAGGTGGCCCAACTGGCCGGTTACGTCGCCGAGCACACGGCGTACCACCACGGCGAGGCGAGTCTCCAGGGCACCATCGTGGGTCTGGCACAGAATTTCGTCGGGTCGAACAACCTGAACCTGCTCGAGCCGAGCGGCCAGTTTGGCACGCGACTCATGGGTGGCAAGGACTGTGCGAGCGCCAGGTATATCTTCACGCGTCTGGCGCCTCGGACGGCCAAGATCTTCGATTCGCGCGACGATCCGGTGCTCAAATACGTCAAGGAGGATGGTCAGCAGGTTGAGCCGCAATGGTATGCCCCTATCGTGCCGATGGTGCTCGTCAACGGCGCCGAAGGTATCGGGACGGGTTATTCGTCCTATGTCCCGCCGTACAAGCTCGAGGACCTCGTGACGAACATCCGGAAGGCGTTTCGGGGCGAGGCGATGGTTCCGATGATTCCACACTTCAACGGGTTCACGGGCACAGTGACGAAGAAGGACGAGCACACCTGGATCCTTTCGGCCGTGGTCGAGAAAGAGGGGAGCGCCTGGGTCGTTTCGGATCTGCCGCCCGGCAAGTGGATCCAGGACTACAAGGAGCAGCTCGACGAGCTCATGGAAAAGGGGGCGATCCAAAAGTACGAAAATCACTCGACGGAGACCAAGCCTCACTTCCGGGTCTGGTGCGAGGAGCGGCCCGAGGTGACCAAGACTATCCATACCTCGAACATGTACCTGTTGACGCCCAAGGGGATCAAGAAATACGCCAGTCCAGAGGAGATCCTGTGTGACTACCTCGAGATTCGTACGAGCGTCTACGCCCGACGCAAGGCGCACCTCCTGAAGAAGCTGGCGGCCGAAAAGACGACGCTCGAGATCAAGGCGCGTTTCATCACGGACGTCATCGAGGATCGTCTGGTTGTGTTTCGGCGCGATCGCACGGAGCTCGAGACTGAGATGGAACAGCGTGGGTTCCCGAAGGAACTTTTGCATACAAAGACGTACGAGTACACGCGCGACGAGGTGACGAAGCTTCGCGGGCGGATCCAGGAGTACCAGCGCGAACTGACGGAGCTCGAGGGGTCGAGCGTGGCCGATCTGTGGGAACAAAATCTGCGCACATTGTAGTAGATGGCGTCCATCCGGGGATTCTACGGCCCGTCGAGCGTCGCCGATGGGTCGTTCATGGTCTACCTGACCGAAGAGACGAAACTGCCGATTAGTAATGGATGGACGGTCTCGGATCTGCCCGGCATTACCGGCAACGTGTACATCCAGACGTACAATTCGAACGTCTATGGTGACGTGGTGGTGAACCCTGGGCCGCCTGCAATTTCGTTTCCGTACGTATCGAACGCCGTCGTGTACGCCGATGCACCGAACGCGGTCAACGTACCGAGCTCAATCGTTCGTCTGACGCTTTCACCGCCGACAGGTGGTCCAACTGCCAACACGTCGAACGCAACGACGACATTCGGTCTTTATGACCCCCGACTCTATGACGGTTCGAAGATTGTCGGCGACGAGGCACCGCTCCGTGAGCTCGGTTCGAACGTTTCGACGTCCGAAGGGTTGAATACATACACGACGGTCGTGGATCGCGGCGCCGGTACGGGGGCACTCACGGCGCTCGCGGCGATAGGAGGTCAAGAAAACTACGTCTTTGGTGGCCAATCGCATTGGATCCCACACATCCGACAGACGACGCCGTTCCAGACGTCGTACCGACAGACGCGCAATATAACAGTCACTGGATCGATGCTCGGGAGCTCGGTCCAGTTTCCGATTCGGACCCGTGACGCCAAGGATCTCATCTCGAACATGTATCTCAAATGTACGCTGCCGGCGCTCCAGTCTGATTATTCATACTGCGAACTCATCGGTCGGGCCATTCTCAAGACGGTCGAAATCATCATCGACGGCGTGTCGTATGATTTATTGACCGACGATTGGTATGTTCTCCACGACCAACTTTTCTTGGATGCGGATCAAAAACTGTCGTACTACCGCATGTTCAACGCAGGCTACCCGGAGAATCAGAGCGTCCCGGCATCTTCGCCGATCGATATGATGATTCCGCTCGAGCTCTTCTTTTGTCGCTCGAGAAACAAGGACAACCACTATTTTCTTCCGGTGTGCGCCCTCATGGATGCAAACATCATCATTCGAATCACGTTCAACACGGCCCAATGGATTACGAACGCCCCGACGGACGTCGACGGAAACCTCGTCGACATTTCGAACGTCCATCTCTTGCTCGAAGAGGTTTCGCTTTCGCCACCCGAACGGCTCTACTTTATGAACCAGCCGCACCGATTTAAGATTCCGCAGATTTGGAAGGAGGCGGTCCAGGGGTTCACGTCCGGTCAGGTGCGCGTCAACTTTACGCCCAACTTTCACATCTCTTCGATGGTGTGGTTTATTCGAAACAAGACGTACGAAATCGAAACAGTCTATGTGCCTCCGACACCTGGCCTTGTCGCCTCGCCGCCCGACATTGCTTCGCTCCGGTACACGTACGGCTATACGACCCAGTACAATTCGGCAACAACCCCCGTGACGTTTTTCAACGGGACTTCGATCAATTTCATCAGCATCATCGACGAAGCGACCATTTATATCAACAATAACAACATCCTCTCGGGTTTTCCGGGATCGGTGTTTTATTCATATAAACAACCTATCGATCATGGTCTGGCGATTCCGACCAAGAATATTTACATGTACAACTTTGCCAAGAACCCCCGGGTTTTGACCGGCGGTCTCGATTTCAGCACGCTCAACTACAGTACGTCCCACCTCGACATGACTTTCCGGGCCGCCTATGCGCCTCAGATTGCCGCCCAGTACAACCTGCACATGTACTATTACGGCTATCGTACGGTTCAAATTTCGGACGGCAAGATTTCTTACGTCTGATTGTACAACCCGACATAGCCATTTCCATTGTTTACCGCGTAGGCCCCGACGGCCACCTTTGCACCGTCGTGGCTCACGTTGAGCGCCGAGCCGAAACGCGAATCCACCACGCCCGTCTGATTCTGGATAACGTTCGCGGCGCTCCATACTCCACCCGAATATGTATAAGCGGCGGCATAGCCCGCGATCGAGGCTCCGACGATCGCAGTGTTGCCGTTGTTTGTGAGCGCCACGGCGCTTCCGAATTGGGCACCGGAACCCGCCTCGCTTATGAGTCGGACGGGAGAGCCCCATGAGCCGCTGCTGTACCGGTAAACGGCCGTGTACTCGTTGTTCGGCGCGCCGACGATGATCGCATCACCGGTCGGTGCCATATACACCGACCAGCCGAAATTGACCGTCACCGGAAGACTGGTCGAAAGCACGGTCGCCGCACTCCACATCATACCGTCGAAATTATACACGGCGACGTATCTGGCGTTCGGCGCACCGACGACCGCCACGCTCCCATCCATGCTGATCGAAACCGAGTAGCCGAAGAAGGCCACCGGGGATGCCGCCGTACTGATGAGCGGTATCTCGACTGCGCTCGCCCATGTAGGGCCCGTCTTCATGAAAATGCACGCGTAGCCCGCGAGACCGAAAGCGCGCGGCGCCCCGACGATTGCTACCATGCCCATAGAGTCGATCGCGACCGACCACCCGTACGTAAAGTCGGCGTACGACGACGGAATAGGAATACCGCCATTCCAGGATGTTCCATCGAAAGTGTAGATCGAGGCATATCCCCGACCGCCGTTCGCGGCCGGTGTACCGGCGATGACGTTCATCCCGTCGTCCGTGACGTCGACCGAGTACCCAAAGTACGAATTCGGGCCGAGCGCCGAAGTGAGCTGGGAACCCGTGTCCCATTCTGTTCCGTCGTACGAGTACACGGTCACTACACCGATGTTCTGATTCGTGCCGGCCGCGCCGACGACGAGGCTCGTCCCATCGTTATTCAGGGCGAGCGCCTGGCCATAGTACAGGTAGGTCGGACTCGGGCCGAAAATACGATTAAACTCGTAAAGTGGGGCTGGCGGTGGAGGTGGAAAGACATACGGGATAATCTCATCGGAATTGTAGGTTGCTGTTCCGCTCTCAATGTACGGATAAACGATCCGGCCATTCCCTTTTTCGACCAAAAAGATGTTGTACGAGTGGGCGTAGATCCTCAAGGCTCGCCAGACGTTTGATGGTATCAGACTCAAGATGTGGCGCTGGCGAGTCACAGCCGACATGTTGACCGAACCGTTCTCTTGTTCGCTTTCAGGTTCGAGTTCGAACGAATACGAATAGTAATTCCGTTCGGTCTTGCGCGTATGATTCGAGGTGAAGGTCAAGAATTGGGGCGTCCCGATATCTTCGGTGATGATCTCTTCGTCGTCGAGCAAGAGCCTCATCGTCACGAGGTCGTTTGAGTAGTTGTAGACGTTCGCAGTGTACTGATCTTCCTGGATGATCCAAAAAAGCTCCTTGACCATGTTCACAAAGGTGGTGTCGCATGAGTACTCCGTCAGCGTATTTGGAATTTTAAACTCTGTCCGTTGGAACGTCCGAGGAACATACGAGAGCCTGTTCGACTTGAGGTACTCCCGTTCAGCCTTGGACACATAGACATAGTCGACGTACAAGGCCATACTCACGGGGTTGGTGTACGAGATGCCGTAGGCAAAGTATGTCGAAGGTTGGAAAATGAGCCGGATCGTCGGGGGCTCGTCGAGTGCACACAGCGGCATCTTCACGGTGAATGGGAATTGGATGTAGTACGTGACGAGGTTGCTCGTCGTTTGGGTTCCGACGAGGTTTGAAAGACCCCCTTGTTTCGCCTCAGGGATTGTGAGATCTCCGAGAATAAACATCGACTCGCCGTAGTGCCGTTCGATCAGTTGGTCCTTGTACAAGAGCTCGACCCGATCGATCATCGCCGTGCCGGCCGAGTTTTGGACCAACGTTGACAAGTAGGTGCTTACGCCATCCACAGACACCTGATTCGTGTTTGTCGGAAAGTCGAGCGGCCAATCGACTCGAAGCGTCACGGTGTCGATGATGTCCCCGCCAGCCTTGGCGAGCGTGACTGATATGTCGTCACCGAAGTGAACATCCTTGTCGAATTGAAGACGAATGCTCTGACGAGCAAACTGCGCTGGTGGCGACATCTACTATCTAGCCGACATAAATTTGAGCGACAACTTCGACGTTCCAGCGACCGTTGACGCTCGACATGTCGTACCATTCGGGTGAGTTGAAAAGCAGGCCGCCCATACCGTCTCGGACCCGGAGAACGTTGTAATTTCGGGTGTATATCCGAGTGTAGGAGTTCGTCTTGGGAACTTTTACTATGGGGTACGTGACATTGACGTCCCGGATACGCGAAAAATTGACCGTCCCGGAAGGCATATTCCCTTCCGGATCAAAAGCGAACGAGAGGAACGACACGTTCCGTTGAGGCATCGTCGTGTGATATCTCATCGGTTCGAAGATCCATGTCGTATAGTCGAGCGACGATTCTCCGTTGAAGAAAAGTCGAACCGGGGCCGTCTGTGTGGTGTACTGATATGGGGTGATGGCAATTCCTGGCAGCTTCACACCACTCTTAGGGGCTGTATAGATGTCGAATGGATCAACCGGCAATTCCTGGTTCAGGATGAACATCTCCTTGACCGGCCCGCTCGACACGGACTTTATATGGACCGAGTCTTCGGATGACTGACTGAGCGATGTCTGCATCACGTAGTACTCTGAAGGAAGCTTCGTTTTCTCCGGAAGTTTGTCGTACCGGACGATAAGCGACGCATCGATGAGCTGTGGATTGACGATCGGAGCCGTGTCGTAACGAATGATAAACGCCGGGATGCT